TATGAAGTCGATTGGATTGAAACCACTTTACGATATTCCTGCAAAGAACAATCCACTTCCTTGGACTGAACACTGGATTTCTTCTAAGGGTCTTCAGGTAGCCCCACAAGAAACAGAAGTTGAGTCTTATGTTGTCGGTGGCATCAAACAGGATGTAAAAAAAGATACTTTTGCAGGATTCAAACTCTGATCTAAATATTAGTAACAACTGAATTGAAATAAGTTTTATGTCTACTCAAACCAAAATTCCGAGGGTAGTTTCAGAAGAACTACCCTCAAATCCTTTTACATTTGAAGTTCTTGCTCTTGCAGCAAAACAGAAATCAAATACAAAAAAGTCAGAAATTCTCCAAAAATATTCTGATCCATCACTCAAAACAATTTTAATTTGGAACTTTGATGAAACGATTGTTTCTCTTCTTCCAGAAGGATTAGTTCCTTATTCAAGTGTAGGTCAACAAAATGTGAGTTCTGGAAATTTAAGTGATAACATCCAGAGATCTGTTGAAATGATGAGTGACTTAGGTTCTAATTCTATTGGATCTCAGGATCAGGGTAGGACTTCTATCAGAAAAGAATATACTTACTTTTATAATTTTGTAAAAGGTGGAAATGATCGTCTTTCAAGTATGAAGAGAGAGACTATGTTTATTAGTATTCTTGAAGGTCTTCATCCTCTTGAGGCTGAAATTCTTATGCTTGTTAAGGATAAGAAACTTCAAACTAAGTATAATATTTCTAAAGAAAATGTCTCGGCTGCCTATTCGGATATCCAATGGGGTGGGAGATCATAAATATCTTTAGAAACAGTATCTGAAAGAATATGGCCAGACAGGGTATTAATACGGGAACAAGTCCTAATGATGGATTGGGTGATTCCCTGTTAACTGGTGCTATTAAAATAAACTCAAATTTTTCTGAGATTTATAATACTTTTGGAGATGGGAATAACCTAGTGAGTTACTCAAACTCTTCGGGTATATCAACGTATTCAAACATTTCTGGCGTATCCACATATTCAATTACTTCAGGTATTGCAACTTACTCCCCAACTTCTGGAGTAAGTACTTATGCATCTATTGCAGGATATTCTACATCTTCCGGAATATCTACAGTTTCACAAGGACTTACAGGAACACCTAATCTCAATGTTGGTGTTGTAACTGCAACTTCCTATATCGGATCAGGATCAAATCTAACAGGAGTCATAACATCATTAGTTGCAGGATCCAACGTTACAATTACTCAGTCATCTGGAATTGCAACAATAAGTGCTTCTGGAAGTGGTGGAGGTGGATCTGGAGATTATTCTATAATTGCTGGATATTCAACATCTTCTGGAATTTCTACCGTCGCACAAGGACTTACCGGAACTCCAAGTATTAATGTGTACAATGTGGGAGTTGCTTCTGCGATTAATGTTGGTGCAGCCTCAACATTCCAAAAATCTGTTCATTTCGAAAGTACTCTATTGATCGGAGATACTGATGAATTGCAGATTTTTCATGACGGAAATAATAGTTATATCGATAATTCAAGTGTAGGTAACTTAATAATCCGAGATAGTGGTACTGGAATCCAATTAAAGAAGACTTCTGGTGCTTTGATGGGAGTCTTCAATAATGATGCTGGAGTTGAGTTATATTATAACGGAGTATTAAAATTCCAAACTTTCCAGAACGGAGTCGCAATTAATGAATCTGTAGGTATTGGAAGCACTGCAGGTAACCCACCATACAGACTTACAGTGAGTGGTGTGGGTGCAACTATTACTCAAGGTCTTGCGAATGCAATTGCTGATTTTACTTCTAGTGTTAATGGGTATGGTCAGGTAAATGTAAGAAACTCATTATCTGGTGCAAATGCTTCTGGTGATATTGTTGTAACTGCAAATAGTGGCACAGACACATCTAATTTTATTGATCTTGGTATTAATAACGCAGGATTTACCACAACTAGTTGGACAATTAATGGTGCATTAGATGGATACTTATATACCTCTGATGGGAACCTATCAATAGGTGCAGCGTCTGCAAGTAAATATCTTTCTTTATTTGCTGGTGGAACTTTAGCCGCAAATGAACAAGTAAGAGTAACTTCTACAGGTGTTGGTATAGGCACCACAAATCCAACTAGTAAATTAACAGTTACTGGTCTTGATACTACATTAGGTCTTGGAAATACTTCTTCACTTGGAATGAGTGTTGGTGTAGTGACTGCTACAGAATTCATAGGTGGTGGAAGTGATTTAAGAAACCTACCAGGAACTCATTTAGTATCCTATGCTTCTCATAGTGAAACTTCTAATTCTGCTTTAAGTATTGCTGGTAGTTCATTTAATCAGGTAGGAATTCTTACTGGTTCTCTTGCGAGTGCTTCTGGTGATAACTTTGGATATTCAGTAGCAACAAGTGCCGATGGTAAGACGATTATTGTTGGTGCTTATAATGATGAGCAAACAGGTTCTGGTGATAGTTCTGGTGTTGTTTATGTCTATGACCGTATAGGTAGTTCATTTAATCAGGTAGGAATTCTTACTGGTTCTCTTGCGGTTAATTCTTTTGATTACTTTGGATGGTCAGTAGCAACAAGTGCCGATGGTAAGACGATTATTGTTGGTGCTTATGGTGATGAGCAAACAGGTTCTGGTGATGCTTCTGGTGTTGTTTATGTCTTTGACCGTGTAGGAAACTCATTTAATCAGGTAGGAATTTTAACTGGTTCTCTTGCGAGTGATGATGATGATAGATTTGGATATTCAGTAACAACAAGTGCCGATGGTAAGACGATTGTTGTTGGTGCTAGTCGGGATGAACAAACAGGTTCTGGTTCTGCAGCTGGTGTTGTTTATGTCTTTGACCGTATAGGAAACTCATTCAATCAAGTAGGAATTCTTACTGGTTCTCTTGCGGTTGATGCTTCTGATAACTTTGGATGGTCAGTAGCAACAAGTGCCGATGGTAAGACGATTGTTGTTGGTGTTTTGTTTGATGAACAAGCAGGTTCTGGTGCTAGTTCTGGTGTTGTTTATGTCTATGACCGTGTAGGAAACTCATTCAATCAGGTAGGAATTCTTACTGGTTCTCTTGCTGTTGATTCTGATGATTGGTTTGGATATTCAGTAGCAACAAGTGCCGATGGTAAAACGATTGTTGTTAATGCTTATCAAGATGAACAAACAGGTTCTGGTGCTAGTTCTGGTGTTGTTTATATTTTTAAAAGACAAGGAAACTCATTTAATCAAGTAGGAATTCTTACTGGTTCTCTTGCGGTTGATGCTTCTGATAACTTTGGAAGATCAGTAGCAATAAGTGCCGATGGTAAGACGATTATTGTTGGTGCTAGTTCTGATGAAATAGGTGCTACTACTGGAACTGGTGTTGTTTATGTCTTTGATGAAACCAGAAATACTTATGTACATTCTGGACCCACTGGTAATATCGGTATAGGAACCACAAATGCAACATCAAAACTTACTATAGGTGGTGATGTGATTATTACAGGAATTACTACAGTAGGACTTGCAAATACATCGACTCCACCAAGTAATTCTCAAATGAGTTTTGAACTAACAAGTAACACAAACTTAAGAATCAAAGTTCGTGGTACAGATGGTGTGTTGAGATCTGCAAACATTACACTTGCATAATCCTAAATAGCAAGGTGTCGCAAAAAATAGTACTATGACCCTAGATCTTCATAACTTTTTTAAGTTTTATGATGAGAAGAACGCCAACCATGTTGCAGCCGTTCAGTGGTTGGAAGATAAACTTCCAGAAAAATTCCTAGACGATGCAGAAACTGATTGGATTGGTATTTTTAGAACTAAGCCACCAACTCCAGAAGTTCTTGCAGTTCCATACTTTAACCAAGTAGACAACTACAGAGATGCACATAGAACTTGCAACAGTTCATCGTGTGCTATGTGCCTCGCTTTCCTCAAGCCAGGTAGCATCAAAGGCGATGACGAATACGTTAAGAAAGTATTTGCGATTGGCGATACT